GCACCTGTATCTGTTACAGGTAATGGCCTCACGTCATCTCTAGGTACTGAGACAGTTACCACTGACCAAAACATTTCCGTAACAGGAATTGGTTTAACGTCTGCGTTAGGCACTTCTACTGCTACGGGTATTGCTGAAGTTAATCCTACAGGTCTTGCCCTAACTGCATCTTTAGGTACAGAAACAGTTACCACTGATCAGAACATATCTGTTACAGGTAATGCTCTCACTTCCTCTATTGGAGATGAATCACAATCAGTGACGTCTACAACCGGTTGGAACCGTGATACAGACGTAAACACTGGTAGCTCTATTGGATGGGGCGGTCAACAATGGGGCGCTGTTGGACTATCACAAGCACTGACAGGTCAAGCTCTAACAGCTTCTTTAGGAACAGAAACAGTTACAACTGATCAGAACATATCGGTAACTGGGGTTGCAACCACATCATCAATAGGAACTTTCTCCATAACAGGTGATTCACAAGTAACTGTAGTTGCAGCTAGTGAACCCAAACTTGATGTTTCTTTAGGCACGCCAGAAGCAGATCCAGAATTTGTTGTATTCCCTTCAGGTAATGCAATGACCTCTGCTGTAGGCACTGTTGGGACATCAGTATTTGTTACTGGTCTTGGAACGACACTTTCTTTAGGAGACGAAACGCAAGAAACTAGCTATGAAGCACCTAGTGTTTCTGCCACAGTTTCTTTTGGAACTTTAAATATTCGTACAGATGTAACCTTTACAATCACTGGGAATTCTGTTACTAGTAGTACAGGTAATTTACAGGGTACCTTTTGGAACCAAGTAGATGACTCAAACAGCGGAATAAGTTGGACAGAAGTTCATCAGGCTGCATAAAAGTTTTGACAAACTTTAAAATAATCATTAAGTTTTAAATTAGGAGATTAAATGGTATCAACTTATTCGACAAGTTTAAAAGTAGAACTACAAGCGACTGGTGAAAATTCAGGAACCTGGGGTACTATTACGAATAACAACTTTTCTCAAGTTTTTGAATTTGCAATTGCAGGTGTTTATGCAAAAACATTATCTGGCACAGGACCTACTACTTTAACCACAGGTAATGGCCCTCAAACTCAAGCAAATAACGAATCAAGACAAAATCAAATAATTTTTTCTGGTACTATCTCAACAACACACATTGTGCAGTTTCCTGCTGTGCAAAAAACTTACGGATTATATAACAACATTTCAGGCGGAGCTGATGTAACAGCAAGATTAGGTGCTAGTGGTAACACTTTAACCTTAACAAATGGTAAATACAGATTAGTTTCTACGGATGGAACTAACTGGTATGACATTTTTTCTCTTGGTGGCTTAGGTGAAGCATGGCAAGAAAAAAGTGGAAACTACACAGCTTCAGATGGTGACAATTTATTTGTTGATACATCTGGGACTGCAGTAACAATCACTTTACCTGCTTCTCCTTCAATCGGAAACCAAGTTAAAATAATTGATTCACACGGCACAGCAGCTACTAACAATATTACTGTTGGAAGAAACAGTCAAAAGATTCAAGGAGCAACATCAGATTTAACAATTTCAACTAACCGAGCTGGCATAGCGTTGGTGTTCTATGATAGTGACAACGGTTGGTTATTAAAGTATAACGATTAATCATGGCTAACTTACAAGATATAGTAAACAGAAGTGAAGTAGGAACAATTAAACCTTGGACTAAAGCTGCAGCTCCAGCGGGATATTTATTATGTGATGGTGCAGCCGTATCAAGATCAACTTACGCAGATTTGTTTGGCATAATCGCTTCTACTTATGGTGGTGGTGATGGTTCAACAACTTTTAATGTTCCGAATTTACAAGGTAAATTACCACAGGGTTATGATGGAAACACTTATAACTTAGCTGGAACTGGCGGTGCAAATACTGTTACAGTATCTTTAACTAACAACCAAGGCGTATCTTTAACTAACAACCAAGCTGTGACAGTTACAGGTTCCATTGATAATACATCGCTAACTACTGCTCAATTAGCTAGTCACACGCACCAAGCTTTTGACGGAAGTTCTACAATGGCTTCACAAAAAGCGGTAAGTGCATTTAACCCAAGAAGAAACCCAGGTAACTTTTGTCCCATACTTGCTAATGCAGGTTCAGGTACTGGTCACAATCACTCACACACTCTTACAGGAACTCTAACAGGTACTGTTACTGGAACTGTCTCTGGAACAGTGACAGGTTCAGGCACTAACTCTTTTTCACCATATGTGGTAGTTAACTATATTATAAAACATTAAGGATAAAAAATGGCAACTCAAATAGTAATATCACCAAACGACTACATAAAACTAGATGATAGCTTTGATATTGAATGGGCTGATAAAGGAAAAAATTGGGATTCAAACTGGTTACCAAACACTGTTCATTATGTTGTTTGGAACAATCTATCTGGACCAAATGAAATTCAAAATAAAAATGCTTCTACAGGAATGATGACAGGTAATACTTCACTCAGTGCAACTTCAGATGCTGTGGGGACAACGACTGTAGCTAATTTGTTGACATGGGGTGAAACTAGAAAAGGTCAAATTGAACAGGCTAAAACTGATTTTGCAGCTGCTGGTAGTGGTGCTGATGGCACAGCCTCTGAAGGAAAAACTTGGATAGATTACGATTCAAATTACTCATAAAATTTTATAACCATCATCTATATCTTTGTCTTTAAAAGGGCCGTTTACGTCAATGTAATGTAAAAATAATTGATGATGCCAACAATCCATAGTTTGTAAAAACTCTGGTCGCCAATGACTAACCTCACGTCCTTTGTAAATTACACCATCACCTGATTTAATATTAAAAGGTTTATCCTCCATGTACAAAGGCCATACGTAATTATTATTTTCATAATAATATTTTAATGTGATGGACACACTTATTTCACATTCATCCCTATCTTTATGTTTTTTTAAATCCGATCCTCCTAGATAAATTCTTGTGTAAGCATACATTGGTCGTAAAGATAGTCCTGTTTCTTTTTCTACTCTTGGTTTTAAATAATGTAACAAATGATCATAAATGTCTGATTCCGCAGAGTGTAAACAGTAAGATGTTGCTGAAGCTGAATCACCGTTTAATTTAAATTTTCTTAAACTAAAATTATTTGCAAAATTTACTAGATCTTTTGACATTATATTTTCTACATATTTGTATAAAAGTTTCATTAATTAAATTATCCATGTAATAATTGAGTGTCTATCACCATTACTAACAGGTGTTACTGCATGTGGAAAACAAAAATTAGAAGGAAAGGCAACCACAGATCCTTGTTTTTTCTTTTTAATAACATGTCCGTCAAAAAAACTAAAATCTCCGCCATCATAATTATCATTTAATATCATTGATACACTTAACTCTCTTGGATTTAAGTCATAGTGATCGACATGTTCTTTGTAAGTGCCATTATCAGCACCAAGATATAGAAGATGATCATATCCAGTGTCTTGTATTTTCATCCCACTAAAAGACCACCTAAACTCTTCTTTATAACTTTCAATTATTTTACCTACCACATTAAAAATATCAGTATCAAACTTGCTGTCTAATTTTTTAAAATAACATTTTCTATGATCATCTATCTCACCCGCCATAATTTCTGCTTTTTTAAAATCTTTAAATTCACTTTCTTTAATAATATTATTGCAAACATTTATTGGTATAAAGTTTTCATAAACCTTTATGTATTTATCTATGGATATCATTTAAAACTTTTTTTATGCCAAAACATTTTTTTGTATCTATCAAAAAACATTGACCATATTTTATTATCTGTTTTAACGTGATCGTGTTCTTTATAGAAACCAGACCACATTTTCCAATTTTGTCTTTTAAATGGAAATATTTGCACCATAGGGCTACCTTTTTTTATTAAAAATTCTTTTTCAGAAGTCCTTTTCATTATGTATGGAAAATTAATTTCACTAATGTAAGAATCTGTGTCCACAATACCTGCTATAATTTCCCATCTATTTAAACCTCTATTGGCTGGATGCATAAAATAACAGCTATATCCAGGAGGTGTTTTAATTAACCATTTATTTATAAACTTTCCACTTATTCCATACACATCTTCTCTTTGTTTCCACGAAGCTGGTGTTTGATGAGCTTCATGAAATTGATGATTGTTTTCTTGTCTGTTAGCAGGAACAACATTAAATTCTTCTTCTAGATATTGAACTAAATAATCTTGATCAAAAGGTATAATATAACCACCCGTCATTGCATCTAAAAATGGCATACATGTTTTTACTGTGCCACTTAATTTACTATCGTTTGTAAACCTAGGCATTTTCTTATATTCTTCAGGTATAAAATGCCCAGCAGGTTTTGGGTGAGGCCAAACATCTTTAGCAAGTTCACCGTCAGTTGCACAAAAAATTATTTTATTTTCTAACATCTTTATCCACACAAAAATTAAAAGACATAGACCTTCTAATGTCTCCTGGTTTTTTTGTTTTAAAAGGCATGACACAATGTTGATGTGTAGCTTCAAATATATAAAAATCACCCACTTTAGGTATTTTCCATCTAGTGCTAATATCATCAAAAAAACCTATTTGACCATCTCTAAATTTGTGATCTCCTTCTATGTCATTTATTATTTCCGGTATTTTCAAAAACAATACAACTGAAAAACCAATACCATCATAATGTGTATGTGGTGGGTTATACTCACCTGATACCATATCGTTTATCCAACAATTTGTTAATGCTACGTTTGGTGTGGGATCATCACTAAGACCAAAGTGATTAGATGAAATTAAATAATCTTTAATACACCAATCAAAAGTTGGCCATATTTTTGTTGATTGTAAGAAAGGTAATATTTTTAATTCTGTTTGTATTCTGCCAACTAAAACAGGACCCGCTGTTTCTAATGATTTTTTTTCTTTTTCGTATCTGTCGTTAAGGTCATCTATCAAGTCTAATGGAATTTCATATCTTTTTATAAATCTCCCATATATTTCTACAGACTGCTTCATACTGTCTTTGTATGTTTATAACACAAATTGTGTGTCAAGAAAACAATTTTATAAAATACTGTTGCGAAGACTAAAAATATGCTTACATTAGGTTCCCACCAAAATTAACAATCACAGGAGCAAATATGGAAAATGAAGACATAAATAAAGCCATTGCCTACCTTGCAGATAAGGTGAGCAAATATCACGAACGACTATTAGCTATGGAAAGAGATGTTGAAAGACATATCAAAGATGCGGAACAACACTGCTGTGATGATTGTAGTTGTAAAAAATCTACTTAGGAGTTTGACCTAACATATCCTTTAATGATGGAGCAAATACTTTTACATCCCGCTTAATTTTTTCTGCAGTTGTAGAAGTGTTTGGATCATCTATGTCTGCTTGCATGGCTGCTTCAGATTCATATTCTTGACCAGTATCAGTATTTGTAATTATAGTTTCTGTCTTTACTTTGTATCTAGGTATTCTTCTTCCGTCCTCTAGCGTAACGTATCCTAGTAATTCAGCGGGTTCAGTTATCGGCATCGTCATCTCTCCAGTTAATATTAAAACTTAAAACAACTCTATCATTATTAGAATTATTTGTTTGTACTTCATGTTGTAACCATGATGGAAAAAAAATCAAGGAATTCTCTTTAGGCTCCCATTGTACGCTATGTGCGAGGTGTATAGAGGCTTTATCTACTTTAGGTGGGGATAACACCTCCGCTTGTGGTTTTGGCTCTAGAAACACTAAATTACCGCTTTTTTGAGGCACTTTTAGATAGTAAACACCAGACAGATAATTATAGGGATGTGTGTGTATATTATTTCTGGAACCTGGTGGATTTATTATACCCCATAATCCTGTTATTTCAGGGTTATAATTATCTTTAACATCTAAGTGTTGAAAACATTCTTTAGCTTTATATAATATATCACCAACTGTGCTTTTAAATTCTATATCAGAGTATAACTCATCATGACTGTGCCATCCACCTATGTTTGATCTAGGCATACCTTTTTCATCTTTTGCTTTAATTTCGTATAGTCTATCAATCAAATGACTATGTCCTTTTAATTCTGTAGACATGACGGGGGTAATAAATAATGATTGTAATTCCATTCTTTCTCCTTATTTAAAGTTGACCTTTTGTAACCTCCATAAAACTAACAGTTATGTGCACTTGATTTGCAGCGTTTGCTTGCACTTTTAAAACGTCAGATTCTTGTAATACCAAAGTACCACCCAGCTCGGCCAACGGATCTTTTGTTGTATTAGTGGCAACGCTTAAAGCTTTAAATAATTCAAACGTAGCAGATGATCTAACTACCTCTAAGTCTACTAATGTTGTAGAGCCAGAATCATTACAAACTAAAATAGATTTTACTACCGCTGTTGTTGGTGGCACAGGTGGTGTAGCACCAGGGTTAGCTGTAGAAACAGTTAAAACTGTTGTAAGATCTGTGGTTGTTACATCAACCATTGCGCTTTTAAATGTATTAGCCAAGGAAAAAACTCTCCGATTCTGATTCTTCTTTTAAATCTTGTTGGTAGTTTGTGTTTAACAAAAGTATTATTTGATCTAGTAGTTTTATCATTTGATCAAATTGTCCAGGATCATATTCAGGGGTTGCGTTAGGTAATCTAGTAATAGTTATTTTAGCCATTATCTTCTACCATCTGGTCTTAATTGTAATTTTTGTGATCCTAATCTCCAAGGTGTATCATCAACTGTAGAGGTTTGATACTTAATTTTTACGGCTCTTCCTCTGCCCCTCACATTAATTTTTTCGGTCGTGTTAGTAATACTACCTGAAGTAGTGACATTTGAAGCTGATTGAGGATATTGCTCTAATGTTAAAGTTGCCGTCATTGTGTTTGTTAAATTATCAAAATCAGGGACTAATTTACTGACTGACATAAGTTGATCTCCATCAGCTATTTCTACTGAGCCTGTTTCTAAAAAAGCGGTTATTGCTGTGCCATCAGCTTGATTATTACCTGTCTCATGTTCATAAACAAATGAAGCGCCTGCAGTTAATCCTAATATTGAAGAAACATTTGCCGTTGTGCTTGAACTGTATTCTGTTGCTATAGGTAATTCATAAACATAAGCTCCTAACCATGTGGTTCTACCTAAACCTACTGTATACCAAGTTCCTTCTAAATAATTATAAGCCACAGCTCTATCTATCTGCGTTGCATTAGCAGAAGGATAATACCAAATTATTTCGTTATAAGCAGTATTAAGACCTACAGCTATGTCATTTTTATTTGTGTAATTTATATCATCAAAAACAAAATCTTGCACTGAACACGGCATTTTTTTAACAACACCATCGTAAAGATAGAAAGCATCATCGGACATCCAGTATGCTTTACCATTTACCTCTATAGCTGCATGCTGTGCTATTAACCCTGCATTAGCACCTAACTGACGTAAACCAAAAGTAAAAGGAGTTCCAACAAATTGTAATCCATGTAAAGATGTATCTGTCCAAACTAATATTTGACCTGCTGATTTTACAGCGCCTACAATTCTAGATCCATCTGATATTCTAAGTGAACCAGCTTCGTTAGTTGCCACTGGTGTGTAATCCGTGGCGTCTTCTCTATCTGAAAAACGAAGTAACAAATCATCTTGTGAGGATGCAGTGCCTATTGTTGTCTCTGTGCCAAATATTAGTAGATGTCTTGTATCAGTTGATACAATACTAAACCTTGAAGCAGTTGGTGCATTGGATAAAGCCGTTGCTCTTGAACCAGTTCCACCAGAAGTGTCCCATATAAATGTGCCAGCATTAAGCACTGTTGCTATTAAGTCTTCTCCAAAATTATCTAAAGACCAATTTCTTCCTGCTACTACAACATTAGAAGATGACCTAGGAGTATCCCAAGTGCTTAAACTCCAAGTTGCTGTGCCCCATCCATAACCATATGTAGATGCAGTCGGGCCTGTAGTAATTTGATAATTAGCATTACCTGTGCCACCACCACCTGATGTAGAGCCAGATGCAGTGCTAGTGTGTGTGACTTTGTAAGTATTTGCGTCAACATAAGTTGTAACCTCAAACTCATTATTCATATCTAAACCGTCTATGGCAGAGAAAGAATCAAATGTTACAAAATCACCCTCTGCTGCTCCATGATCAGCGTCAGTTACTGAAACTGTTGTAGTTCCGTTTGTTGTAAAAGGATTTGATAACCCTGTTGCTGTTTCTCTAATTGGTGTTATGTCGAAAATATCACCCTCTGTGTATAAATATAATTTTCTATCTGTTCCTAAAGCAAGATATCTTGTTCCATCTAAACCTATCCAAGAGTGAGTGTCTCTGACAACCCCAACTATAGTTTTATTAGGATTAGGTAAAAATCTCCAGCCTCCCCATCTTTCTGGTTTTCCGTAGTGAAACCTTACAAAATCAGAGTCAATATATTTTCTTTCATCTCCTGCTGAATATGCTGTGTCTTGTTTGTCAATGCCAGGTTTAAATTTAAGATCAACTAATTTCATGCGTAGATAATAAATTACTTATTGTTTTGTGGCAAGAATTGAGTTCCTACATTGCCTTTAAATGCGTAATTACCGTAATGTGTCATGCCACTCAGTATATCCGCATATATTTTACCACCTATTTTCTGCCACAAACGACAAAAAGCATAGTCTTCTGACAAATATCTTCTAGTTTCTGGCTCTACCATAGTATCAAAAAATGTGTAATTCCAATTGGAAGTTTTATGATAATCAAACTCTGTTTCGTGTGATTGATTTATGTGTTGATCAGGTTTAAATTGAAGATCTGGGTAGTTTTCCGCCATTTGTTTAAATACATTTCTTTTAATTAACATAAAGCCAGTCGGTCCATCAAGAACCTCTATAAAACCTTTTTCTAACAATATCTTATTAGGGTCTTTAACATTAAGATTGTATTGTAAGGACGCAGCTAATAGTTCGTCCTCTGACATGTTAGGGTTTTCTTTTAATCTTTTTTTAACTTTTATCCAGTCAATAGTTTTTCTTGGATAGATACCTGTAACCACATCTTTATCATATTCCAACATCCTTATAACAGACTCAGGATTAAAAGCTAAATCTGCGTCTATAAATAAAAGGTGACTATAATCACCGTCCATGAACAATTGCACTAACGTGTTACGAGCTCTTGTTATTAAAGACTCATTTCCAATAGTTCCAAATTGCAATTCTATTTTTTTACTTGCTGCTAAGGCTACAAGCTGCATACAGCTTTTAAAATAGTCTGCTGTTAACATGCCTCCGTAACAAGGTGTACCAATAAAAATTTTATGCATCTTTATAAAAAATATTAAGAGTGTATCTTTTTGAACTTTCACCAAAAGATTGTAAATCAGAGTGTGGTATTTTACTACCATTAAAAAACAAAGCTCTGTTTTCTATAAATCCTACATGGGAGGATAATGATTTACCTGTCATAAATCCTGTGCCATTATTAAGAAGAGGTTCACCTTTTACATAAAGTAAAAAATTTGCTACGTTGCCTTTCTCCACATCGACATGAAACAAAGGCTCTTTATTATTTTGTCTTACATGTGCGCTCACGGATATTGGCTCAAGATTTCTGTTAGGAAAAAAATATTTTTTAATAATTTCTAACAAGGGATCGTTATGAAAACTAGCTGGAAAAGTGTGTCTATGACCGTAAATTTGGCCTTCTGGGTTTTTAACCTCACTGTATCTAATTTTTATAAAAGTTTCTTGTAATGACTCTAAAGTTTCTTTTGAAAGAAAATTGTCTACATACATTACAAATTCAGTGTTTTTATGATGTTGCATTTGTGTCTACCTTTTGTTCTAAAAAAGCATCAACTACTTTTTGTGGTTTTATTTCTGGTGCGTATGGATACTCAGACCTTAAATTTACGTTCTTGTCGTAACCAAATTGTTCAGGATTAGAAGATCCCCATAATACAACACCTTTTTTGTGATATCTTTTGTTTGAACAAATGTGTTGTAAAGAACTGTCTATGCATATGAAAGAACTACAGTAACCCGCTAAAATCATAAAATCAGATTTATCAACAAACTTCGGTATGCCCCCAAAATTTTGAAAAGCAGTCGTGTTTCTTAAAGGTTCAGATTCATTTGGTTGTGCAAAAGTAATTATGTTTAAGTTTGGTAACTCTTCTTTTAATAAATTTACTACCTCTTGACCGTAACGATAATTTCTACCTGCGTTCTCTTCATCGTAGTTTTCTGTAACATGAGCTTGTCCTCCCGTAAATTGAACTAATGCAAATTTTCCTAGTTTAAGTATTTCCTCATGAATCTCTTTTTCTCTTCTAACATTTATTACGTAATCAGGTAAAAAACTGTCTATCTCTATGTCATACATTTCAGCCCAAGCATCGCACAAGTGTTTTTCTCCGTGAAGAAAATTAGATTTGTAAGGTTCTTTAAAAATTATTTCATTGTAGTTTCTCATCATTTCATAATTATAATCATGAATAGGTAAGATGGTGTGAGTGTGGCTTTGCACAATTCTAGAATCATGTTTAAAAAGTTCGGGAAACCCAGACATCAAACACAATTTTTGTTTATATTTTTCTACAAGTTTATTTAATAAACAGGTAAACATAAGGTGTTTGCCAACACCACCCTCCACTATATGTAAACTGGGCTTAAATCCCATGTGTATCAAAGTTAAATGCTAATGAAATTCTTTCTTTATCTGACTCTAAAACACGATGAAATATATTAGAATCAAATAATAATAAGTCATTTTTTTCAGGCACTATGTTTTTGCGGGTATCATCAGGAAACAAACTAAATTCTATTTTAGAATTTTGATCTGTTAAATATAAGACACCAGATCCAAAATGCGGTGTGTGATTGTGAAATTCTTGATAGCCATTTTCTTCAAGTATGTTAATCCATGATGTTGTTATCATAAAAGGAATTGATTTTTTTAAATTATTTTTAAGTAATTTTTCTATGTTTTCTTCTATGTTTTTTCTAACATAACTAAACTCATCTACGTCATGTAAAATATTTTTACTTAAATTCATTGACGATCTCATATTACAGTTCCAAGTTTTTTCTTTAAAATTTTGTTTGTTATTTTGTAAATACGTATCTACAGTTTGTAATAAATGTGCATTAAGTTTTGTTTGAAATATACTTATTTTCTTTAAAATTATTTCTTTCATCTGGTAGCATATTCCGTTTTTAAATATTCTATTTTTCTTACCCAACCCCTAGGTATAGCGATAGCACCTCCGCCGTGATTGTCGTCTTTATCTACGCACCATGAACGCATAATTACAATTTTATCGTCATTGTTTACGATCATGTATCCTACTTCTTGGCACACGGCCAACGGAGCATCCATAATTTCTTTTATTGGCAACCAACCTGTTTCTGTATCTCTTGCGTCTAACCAAGTAATTCTAACCATGGGGATTTTGTTAATATCAATATTCTGATCTATCTTTGACATATGTAAAATAAAAGTTAGTTGCTAAAGTAATTCTAGTGTTGTCTGTCAAATTTGGAGACACTGAGTGAACTAAACTACCATCAAAAAGTATGACATGTCCGTTTTTTACATTTATTTTTTGTATTATATTTGAGTATGTTGTCGACTCATTTTTCTTTTGTAACATGTGATGACTAGTTTTATGAACTAAAAAACTAGCGTCTGAGCTTTCTACGTCTACAAATAAAACTGCTGCCAAACAATCCCTATGATGATGAGGAACTGCAAATTGATTTTTGCCATACCAATTTATCCAAGACTCACCCACCTTAATATTAGGCACATCAAAATTTTCATCTTTAATAAATTGTATTAAAATCTCAATAAGATCATTGTTAATGTCATTTATTATTGAATATTTTCGGTGAGAGTTCCACGCCGTTCTCCCTGCTTTTACATTACATTCTTCTTCAGGAGTTGTACTAATATTAGAATTACTTTCTACTAATACTATTTGTTTTATTTTGTTTTGATACTCTTCAAAATTAGGAAGAGTAAAACTATATATTTCTTCTTTGTTAACTTCAGTTTTATTTATTTGTATCATTTACCTTCAATCACCGGAGATTTTAAATCTTTTGGTAGTAGTCGTAAATTAAATGAGACAGATCTTCTTTCTTCATTAGGAGTTCTAAAAGGATATACCATATGAGTCAACCATGATGGAAACATAAATATATCTCCGACTTCAGGTGAGTGCTGTAATTTATGACCACTAAAGTGTTTTGGATCACCACACATAAAAACAATGTCTGCTACACTTGGATAATGATCTTCTTTTTTTCTTTCCTCTTCAATACTATCAGGCATTTTTGTGTAGAACACACCTGATAAATCACCGTCGTGCATATGTGCAGGGTTAAAATCTCCACACCATTGGCTCACGGCCCACATTGATTCAATAACCATCTTGTCAACTTTTTCTGGTGCAAGTGTTTCATTAGCTGGAGGTATTGATAAATATTGTTTGACCATCTCACCTAATAAAAAAACTATTGGTTGTCCGTCTGTATCTAACCACTCTGGTGGTATTCTTACTTCTTGTTTAACATTACCAGCTAAATTACCTGACCAGTCCCACTCTTTAGATAATTTAGGGTCTTTCATTAATTCTTCTGACTTTCTGTTAACTAAATCTATTATTTCATTTGGCACTTTACCCTTAATAACTGTGGGTCCAAAAGGTCTTATAGCGTCAAATTGAAGTTTTATTTCTTTCTGCATCCGGTTCTCCGTAATTATCTATTGTCATATAGCAATTATTTGCCTATAAATATAGGATTAATTGGCTCTAATTTTTCAAGTCTAGCCTCCTTGCGTTCAAATCATAAATTGCAAAGGAGATTATGCTAAAAGGTTTACAAGGAATATTAGAAAAAGGCTTGGAAATAGCTGCACCTATTTTGGGTGGATCTATGTTTGGAGCGCCTGGAGCTGCAGTAGGTTCAGGAATTCTTTCATTAATTAAAGGTGATAAACCACAAGATGCTCTTATAAAAGCTGGTCTT